AAAAATTAGAGGAGTTTTTCAGAGAAAGACTAGTAAGTGTAAAATCACAACGATTAATTGATGAGTTGTTTGTATTTATATATAATGGAAGTAGAGCCGAAGCTATGACAGGATACAATGATGACTTGGTAATGTCATATGCAATGGGTTTGTGGATTAGAGAAACGGCTTTAAGATTGAGAAATGAAGGTATTGAATTACAGAAGAAAACATTAAATAGTATAACATCTACACAAGGTGTTTATACACCAACTGATAACCAAAACGACTATTGGACTATGGAAGTAAATAAACAACAAGAGTCTTTAGATTGGTTAATCAAATAAGTGAGGTAAAAAATGGCTGATACAAGTTTATTTAGTAGACTACGACGATTATTTAGTACTAACGTTATAGTAAGAAACGTTGGTGGTCGTGAACTTAAAGTATCTGATACGAGTAGAACACAATCATATTCAAGAAGTAATCTTGTAGATAGATATCAAAAGATATACACTGGTGCTGGATTGAGTGGATATTCTGATTCTATGTTAACTAAATCTATGAGGTTAAATCTCTTTAAAGATTATGAACAAATGGATAGTGATGCTATCATTTCTTCTGCGTTAGACATATATTCAGATGAGTCTACGATGAAATCAGAATATGGTGAGGTTTTGACGATTAAAACAGATAACAATCAAATTAAACAAATACTAAACAATTTGTTTTATGATATTTTAAATATAGAATTTAATCTTTGGCCATGGATTCGTAATATGTGTAAGTACGGTGATTTCTTTTTAAAGTTAGAAATAGATGAAAAGTATGGAATCACAAATGTAGTACCAATGCCTGTTTATGACGTATCTAGAATAGAGGGATTAGACCCAGAAAATCCAGAGTATGTAAAGTTTTTAATTGAGTCTGCTACAAGTGAACACAGATTTAAATCTGAAAAATCATCTACAAAAGTAGAATTAGAAAATTATGAAGTAGCTCATTTCAGATTACTATCGGATTCGAATTATTTACCTTATGGTAAATCACAAGTAGAGGGTGCTAGAAAAATATATAAACAATTAACACTCATGGAGGATGCGATGTTAATCCATCGTATAATGAGAGCACCAGAGAAAAGAATATTTAAATTAGACATTGGTAATATACCACCAGCTGAAGTTGATAATTACATGCAACAAGTCATCAATAAAATGAAAAAGGCACCTGTAGTTGACGAAAATACTGGTGATTATAATTTAAAATATAATATGCAAAACATTACCGAGGATTTTTTCTTACCTGTAAGGGGCGGTGATAGTGGGACAAACATTGAGTCTTTACCTGGTCTGACATATGAAGCTACCGAAGATATTGAATATCTAAAAAACAAAATGTTGTCTGCATTGAGAATACCAAAAGCATTTTTAGGGTTCGAAGAAAATGTTGGTAGTAAAGCTACTTTAGCAGCAGAGGATGTTCGTTTTGCAAGAACCATTGAAAGAATTCAGAGAATTGCAGTGAGTGAACTTACAAAGATAGCTATTGTTCACCTTTACGCACAAGGATATCAAGATTCTGATTTAATTAATTTTAATCTCGGTTTAACAAATCCATCAACAATTTATGAACAAGAAAAAATTGAATTGTGGGATTCTAAAACAAGATTAGCTTCATCAATGATGCAGGATGGATTATTATCCTCGGAGTGGATTTACAAAAATATATTTGGTTTTACAGATGAGGAAATAAAAGAAGAAGACAAAGGTATTATATACGATACAAAACAAAAGTTTAGAAGACAACAGATTGAAAATGAGGGTAATGACCCAGCAAAAACTGGTGAAGCACAAGGAACCCCATCTGATATGGCTATGGGTAGAACAGGTCATGAGTTGGATGATAAAGGTGGAGCACCAGAGGGTGGATTTGAAGGAGCTGGTCGTCCTAAAGAAATACCCAAATATGGAAAAGATTTTAGTGCAAGAGGTAGAGACCCATTAGGGAATGTCGACAGAAAAAACGCGACAAAACCTGGTCAAACTTTGGCATTAGCACATTTTGATAAACTAAAAAAATCCATGAATATGAATAAAGGAAACATAAAAGTTTTAAACGAGACAAATGAATTAGAATCAGAGTATAAATCCGAACTAAATGTAATCGGAGAAGACACTTCTGATGAATAATTATTGCTTAACTTTATATTTATTTATGACTAAATTTAATTTAATTTGGAGTATTTGATGGCTAAGAAACTTAAACATAACAAAATCAAGAACACGGCTATTCTTTTTGAGTTATTAACAAGACAAATTACCGCCGATGTGTTAGCTGGAAAAAAAACAGCATCAGTTGATATTGTTAAAGAATTTTTCAACGAGAAAACAGAATTAGGTAAAGAATTACAACTTTATCGATTATTATCTGAAAAACATTTTAAAACAGAGACAAAAGCAAACGAATTAGTAAATGTTGTTGTTAAATCAAGGCAAAGACTTAGCAATTCTAAATTAAGAAACGAAAAATATAATCTTATATCAAAGATTAATGAAAATTATAATGCTAGTGATTTTTTCAATGGAAGAATTAGAAACTATAAATTACTTGCATCAATATATAATTTATTCCAATCTGAAACCTTAAATGAAAATTTTAATGCTGAAGAGGTGATAAATTCAAAATTTACCATATTAGAACATATAGTCAATAAAAAAATTAGTGGTAGTAGTCTGAAAAATCAAGTTATTAAAGAATATAACAAAACAGATAAAGATTTAAGGTTGTTAACATATAAAATATTAGTTGACAAGTTTAATAAAAAATACAAAAATCTTGACGAGTCACAAAAAGATTTATTAAAAAAATATATAAACAATATCAGTAATACAAATTACATGAAAGATTTTGTTATAAATGAAGTTAAAAAAGTAAAAAATACTCTTAACGAACATTCTGATTTAGTATCAGATAAAGTTACAAAAATTAAATTAGTCGAGGCTATAAATCAATTAAAAAATTTAACCAAGGGTAAAGTCGTTACCGAAAAACAGGTATTAAAGTTAATGAGATACTATGAATTGGTTAAGGAGATTGAAAATGTCCACAAACAAAAATAAAATAAAAGAGTTAATTCGTAAACTTATTCGTAAAGAAATCGAAGAAGCTTCCTTTACAGGTAATCTTGATGGTGGAGAAGGCCCCCCAAAAACACCATATGCATTTCAATCTAAACCTAAATCTAAAAAAGATAAAGAAAAAGAAAAAGCTATAGCTACAGCTGGTGGATATATGAAAGTCAAAGAAGCCAGATTTGCAGTTGATTTTAAAGACGCGGGTGGTGTAAAACTAACCGCTATTATTGACGCAACTTCAAAAGGTGAGGCAAAGATGAGAGTTGCAAAATCATTAAAGGCTGGACAAAAAGGTGTAATTGATGTCAGAAGAGTTCAATCAAGTGCTGCTAAACAGATTGATAAAAAATTAGAGAATGTGAATGAAGGACAATATCACAACTATCGTAATGATGACACTATGACGGCAAAACAAAAAATTGGTTTATCCATGAGAGAGGTTCGTGATAAATTAAATGAACTCGATAAACTTGTAAAGATAAATGTAAGACTTAAAAATGAACTTAATGTAGATTCCAAAACTTATTGGAAGAGAACCCACGCAGCTATGAAAAAAATTAGTGAAAGATTAGTCAAATTGGCTAACAAAGTGGGACAATTATACTAAAAGGAGTTAGCTGTGAATAAACAACTAATAGTAGATTACTTACCTTTTGAGGTAAAACCAGAACAGATTAGTGAATCAATCAAAGAAAATGATGGTAAACTAATTGTCCGCGGTGTTTTGCAAAGAGCTGAAGCTAAAAATCAAAATGGTAGAGTATATCCAAGAGAAATTTTAGCTAGAGAAGCTAAAAAATATGAAAAAGAATTTATTTCACAAAGAAGAGCTATGGGAGAGTTAGACCATCCTGAGTCTTCTGTAGTGAATTTACAAAATGTGTCCCACAATGTGAAGGATATGCATTGGGAGGGTGACAACTTACTTGGAACAGTAGAAGTTTTAGGAACTCCAAGTGGTAATATTTTAAAAGAATTATTTAAATCAGGTATCAAACTTGGTATATCCTCTCGTGGTATGGGTTCTGTTGAAACTGTTACAGAGGATAGTGGTGATTCGGTTGTTAAAGTTCAACCAGATTTTGAATTGATTGCATTTGATTTTGTGTCAAATCCGTCTACCCACGGAGCTTTTATGTATCCGATGAATGAGGGAGTAGAAGTAAAGAGTGAGAGAACTTCTGGTGCTTATTGTAAAGTTGAATCCATCATTAATGATATAATGAGAGGTTAAATGTCAGAACAATCAATAAAAATGTTTGACAAGTGGAGAGCTTGGAGATTAGATGAAGAGATTGAGAATGAGACAAGTGTCCCATTTGAGGTCGTCGGTAAAAACTCTATAATGGTCAATGGTAGAAAACTATCAGCAAAACTCGTATTTAGTGGTAATGATTTAAAAGATATTGTTGAGGGTAAGAAGAAAAAAGGTAAAGTGGTATTAGCCTCTTTAAAAATTAAATGATTAAATTAAAAGATTTAATAAGTGAAGTTAAAGTAGGTTCAGCACGTGTTGGTTTGGGTGGTAGAGGTAAAGAAGTTGAGTTAGTTGTGGATAGAGCTTCGGGAGGTAAGTGGAAAACCGTTTATTTTAATATGAGAAGAGAATATGTTAGTGGAGTTGGATTTGCAACTGGGATGTCGCTAGATGAAAAACCAATAACATTAACATCAAGAGAAAAAAATATAATCAAAAAAATTATTAAAAACCCAGAAGATATAGCTTATATGGGTGATGAGAATGTAAAACCAAATGATGTATTAAGGGCATTAAAATGATTAAACTAAAAAAAATAATGTCAGAAGCATTTGTATGGGATAGAAAGTTCGGTGAACCCCTACCAACCTTAAAGGACATGATGTCAAAAGTAGAGGAGGGGCCAGAAGAACAGAGACCTGCTGATAAAGAAGTTCAAAGGCTGATTAAAGCAGAGGCAAAACTCCGTGAAAGAATGATAAAGTTAGAACAAATTTTTTTGAGGGATGCAAGACCTGAAAATGTAAAATTAGCAAAACAATTAACCAAGTCTTATAAAGAGACAGTCACTAAATTCATGAGAGATATGGTGTCTATAAGAAAGAAACTAAAATGATTAAGTTAAAAAATATAATGAATGAGAATTATTGGACTGGTCGTAAATTTGGTGAACCCTTACCAACCTTGAGATTAGAACAAGATGAACCAGACCACTTTGGTGGTGGTGAAAACATAAAGATTTTAGATTATCAAACAGAGCACTTTGATATTTGTCAGTCAGCTGTAATCCTTTACAAACGATTAGTAAAAGATGTAGATAATACAGATGCACAAGATTTAATTATTAGTTCAGCAAAAAAACTCGACCACCTATTTGAGATGGAAAAACAGGTTGTTAGGGGTGAGGAGTTAGACCATGACCCAATCGACATGGGTGTGGAGATTATCAATATAGTCTCCTATCAGTTAGGTCGTATCGGTGGTATGATTAATGATGATTTTGAGAGGGATACAAGCTTTCTAAAACTTCATATTATGGAAATCATAAACAGAAAAGATTCC